CTCAAACAACAATTTGTTCTCCTGAACCACTTTGACAAAAGACAACAAATACTTACGCACAACAAATGACCAATCGCCTGGTGCGCCTGTGAACACTCTCACTTTTCCGGCGTCAATCTTAGCCTGTGCACGTGGCTCATCCTTCAACTGTCCACTGAATACGGGGCAAGCTCGAATTCCCTTTCGATATTTAGCCTCGATGTCCGCTGCACGCTGCATGATTTCCTCGTCGAACATCTTAGCGTCTGGCTGCTCTTCGGTGGGCGCAGGTGTCAAAAACCACTTCTTTGACTTGTTGAATGGTTCACCGATTGACGAATTGAAGTTCATCTTGTCAAGGTACTGCACACGAGCAATACCATTGATAGCTGCATGATCGGATATAATTCGCATGTTAGCTTTGTCACCCTCAGACAAACCAGCACAAACATCAGCGACATAACCGGCCACAGCCTGCTTGATGATACTTCGTGAAGCAATATTCTCTTGGTTCATAGTGTCCTTGTAGGCGAGATGCCAAGGGCGCCAATCAGACAAATCAGGACGGCCGAACGGCACATTCCAATTACGGATGCTCTTGATGTACTCACCACACAAAGTAGACCTCACCTGGGAACGTTGTCGCACGATGTATCCGGTGAATGAACCAAAAACAGTAATGGAACCTTCCTTTAGCCACCTCAATGGTGAATAATGTCTCAGAGGACCAACAACTTTCTTGACAGTGTTACTACTAATGCGTGGAGCACTAGCTTGGATCAATGGTCGCGTAAAGAAGCCTCTAGCTCGAGCCAAGCTACTCTGAGTCAACTTCACAGCGAAAGCCATGTTCTTAGAACCGCCAAGCTGGTGCAAGCCAAGAATCACAACGGTTGGTTTGATGCCTACCATAACGGTACCACAGTCACCATTGACAGTATCTTGCTCAACCATACCGCGCCAGTATGTGTAAGTCCTTTCAAGAGTAGCACAATATTCCGATGTCTTCACAACTGCACGAACCTGTGTATCGCGTGGACTGCAATCTCGATTCAAACCCACATACTTGGCCACAAATTGCCCATCAAGAGTTCCAGAGGAAATCAAACGCGTCAGATCTGCTCTAGCATCCACAGCAAAAATCTCGAAGTAAGCCAAATCACTTCCACTCTCCCGGTAAATCGATGACTGTTCCAAGCGGAAAGTAACGTTGCGTGATGCTCCCATTCCATCTGGATCAACTTTGAACTTCACAGTCAAGTCACCATCCTCAGGTAAAATGTGATTGTTCGTAACCCATAAGTGTCCACCAACACAGAACGCATTACCGGGGATAGACATCTGACCTTCGTTACCAACAAAGATCCTAGCACAATTCCTTCGGATTTTGGCAACAACTTGCTCGGTGGGCAACGAAGCATAGTTTGCGCTCATAGGGTCAACATCAAACGCCGTTGTCTGATAATCATCTCGCTTCCAAACATTCTCCTTCTCATTCTTCTTGAAGTAAGTATCTGGAACAGACATGTTGCTACCTTGCACAGACCAGTTACACATTTTGCGATAAGCAATCCATGCCGAAACAGTCGCAGTAAGCCCCAGCAACAATTTACGCCAACGAGCTGGTGTCATTGCACGCTCAATAAAGACCCCAACAAATGAAAAGAAAGTGCGAGCCATCTCCGATGGTGGCACAAAATCCATGATGACGTGCTTAATCACAGTACGAACAATGGTAAATGAAACGAACCAGTCAGCCGTACGACGCACAATGCTGTGACGAATGTACAATTTCAAGACAGTCGTGATACACCAAGCAGTAACCTTCTGCACGCGTGTCTCACAACGTGGCTTCTGACGTTCAACCACTTCGTTCAAGATATCAGCATAATCGACTTGCGAAACAGCCTGCACCTCAGGCGTCTTACGGATCGAAACAGGGGAAACATGATCTCGCACAAATACGCCGTCACGGTAGAATGTGGTGTGACACATATAACTCTTACCGTTAAACGTGTAGTTCTTGCGCTCCAAAATGGGTCCATCCTCATAGTCCAGCTCAAAATTCTGACCAAACTCGTATCCTTCTGGGATCACAAACTCATTGTGAGCCTGAACACAAGT